TCTTGAGGCTTCTGATCCTCCGGAACTGCTACCAACCGCTCGGCGTTCTTGATACCCAACACCTCAAGCATCTGCCGGTGAAGTTGAGGAAGGTCGTAAATCTGCGGGGCACCTTGAGCCAGTTGCAGTGCAGCTTGGTACTGCATGATCCGCTGCGCCATCGTGGCGGCGTTCGGGTCGCTCACGGGAATTACTTCAACAAGGTCGTAGTCAGATTGCTTGACCGACCGATCACCACCCTCCGGCGTGTAGGAATAGTCCGCAGGCAGGAAATCCCGAATGATGCCCTTGAGGAGCTTGAACTCCATCCGAAGCGAAGCGTGAACCCGCGCCTGGACAGCACTCATTGTCTTGAGTTGCCGCTCCAAAATTGCCAGCGTTGTCCCAACAGGAGCCTGGGCGCTCATATCGCTGACCTTGAGGTCCGCTACCGACGCAAGCCTTCGTCCGTCTTCAGTAATTGACTGGAGCAAAGCCGCCAAAACTTGGCTTGGTTCCTTGTACGGAAGCGGCATGATGTTGTCACGCACACTCCCCGAAGGAATATCCACATCCCTGAACTCACCCGGAGCAATCGGTGTGTCATCGCCCTTGATCCGAAGGCCGCGAGACTTCAGACCACCCGGCAGGTTGGACAGGGTGCCAGCATCCACTAATTGCCGGATGATGGAAGTGCCAGCGCGAGCATAACCACCAATAAGGTGGATATAACCCAGACCATAAGCACCAAAACCAGGAATGTACGTGTACTGGACGAAGTGCTGTCGCTTGAGTTTCTTGTCGTCGTCTTCGTTCCAGTTTCGCCGGATAGATAGGACGGTGTTGGTTCCTCTTTCGACCGTGACCACATACGGCAAAGGGACTTCATCTTCGTACCCCGGCATGTCCCAGTCTACGTGGATCTCCAATACCTGATACCGATCATCGTCGGTAAGGGTATACCCTTGCTCTTCTGCCTTTTTCTTCTCAATGTCAGTGAAGAACCTGACAGGCTCACCCAGTTCTACGTCTTTGTAGAAACCTGCTACCTGTAGTTTCTTGATCTCGTTTTCAGTTTTGCGCATGACATGAGTCACACGCTCTGCTGTGTACACGTTTGACGCCCCATACGGCATCACAAGGTCTTCAGCCGGGACAAACGGAGCCGCAGGTAGTTCTGTGCTGGGGTTCGGGTAGATCTTCTTGAACGCAGCACCAGAAAGGCCAAGGGAGTACAGCATCCGCTCATGCTCGGACCTGTAATCAATCATCCGCTCGGTCAGCATGTAGTTCATGTCGTCACGAACTCGCTCTGCCGCCTCTTCTTTTAGCCGGTCAACCGCCCCAATGATCTGAGTTTTCACCGGACCTTGCGCCGGGAAGGTCTCGGTAATCATTTCAGACTGGAAACGGATCGCGGCTTCCGTCAGAAGAGGCGAATACACCCCACAAGCCCCGTTCCAGGGCTCAGTACGCTCCTCGTACTTCATGCCAAGGACTTCTAGGCCCTTGACAAACATATCTGTCCAGTCTTTGCGACTGTTGATGTCCGCATCTACGAGGTCAATCAACTCAGAAGCCAGGGTTTGAAGCTCCCCGTCGTCCATGTACTCCGCAAGATTTGCGTCAAATGTGTCCGCAGTCTCAGGTTCCGGCATGAGGTCAATTTCTAAGCCGTCGATGCCGATGCTGACAGCTTCCGGGTTCTCGATTTCAATCTCGATGGCGGGCTCATCGCCCATGAGGGCAGTGTCAAGGGGCATCATCGCGGGGTCGAAGTTCGTTGCCATGTCAGGTTCTTTCAGTAATACGCAGCCCGTCGCAGGCTACGGAAGTGTCGGGGCTCCTCGGGCTCATCGGACGGCAGGCGTATGAAGCCGCCGTTGCGCATGCGCATGAGCGCCTGGGTCATCGTATCAACATAGTCGTCGTGCTCACCAGCGGGGAAGGCCGCGACCTCCTCCACAAGCTCTCGCGCCCAGCGGGTGTCTGGCACCCACACACGGCCTGAGGTGAACATGTCGGACACCGCGTTCAGGCGCACCACCTTGTCGTTGCTGGTGCCGTTCTTGCCTCGGCTGGGGCTGAACTCGCTGATGGGTATGCCCATCGCCCGAAGCTCCTGAATGAGCGGCGCTCCAGCGGCTTTTTTCTCGATCAGACACGCATCAGGCTCCCACTCCTTGTAGTACTCGGTAGCGCGTTTCTTAAGATCAGGGAATGCCCACCGTCCCTTGATCGCGTCTAGAAGAATGATATGGGCATTATCATTATCTTCCTCGTTGAACCACACACCCCATGTGGTGCACGCGCTGTAGTCAGCGCTGGTCTTGGTCTCGTGCGCGGTATCCCACGACTGGATGATGTACTCGCACTTGGGCGGTTTCTCAGGCTCCCAAAGTTTCCACATCTCGCGCTTGATGACCGCTGCCACCTCCGAGGTGGGGTTCTGCATGTACTGCGCCTGCCAGAACCTCGGGTCCATGCCCGCACGCTTGGCCTGAAGCTGCTCCAGGGGCCACTGCTCAGGCCACAAAGACTTCTCCTGCGGCGTGTGCTCGTGCAGGATGGCCGGAAGCTCCACGATCTCCCACTTGTCGGCGTCGGGATTCTTGATCTGGTGGCTGATCAGCATGCCCGTGAGGTCTAGCTGGGACCACCGGGTCATGATCACGATGATCGCACCCCCTGGCATCAGGCGCTGCAGAGGCCCTGTCTGGAACCAACCCCATGCAGCGTCGAACGGCGTGCGCGTGCCCGCCTTGATGTCCTGTTCTGAGTGCGGATCGTCAATGACGAAGAGGTCAGCGCCTCGACCGGCGATGCTACCACCGACGCCAACAGCGTAATACTGACCTCCGGCACTCGTAGACCACTTACCTGACGCTTTTTGGTCCTCTGAGACCTGCGTATCGGGAAAAATGGTGTTGTATTCGGGCGTTTCGATGAGGTTTCTGATGCGCCGACCGAAGTCTTCTGACAGAGACGACGTGTGCGTCCCCATGATGATCTTTTTGTGCGGGAATTTGCCCAAAAAGTAGGCCGGAAACAGGTAAGAACTGAACTCCGACTTCCCCATACGAGGCGCGATGTTGATAATCACCCGGCGTTTAACGCCTGAGATCACTTCTTCGAAAATTTGTGCAAGCTTTCTATGGTGAGCGCCTTCTTTGAAGCCTGGATAGCTAAAATGAGCGAAGCCTAAGAGGCTGTTTTGCGCAGCAGTGAGGCTATGTCGGCGTTCTTTCTCTTCTAGGAGGTCAAAAAGCTCCATTTTCTCCCGCACACTCATAGTGGGGAGCGCGGCCTGGATGGCCTGTGCCTGTTTGGGCGTCAGGAAATCAGGCAGCTTCATTGCTGAGCAGGGGAGTTACGTCCGTTGGGGTGGCATCGACCACGCCCATGAACCGCGCCAACTTCTCTTTGAGCTTGCTCTCAAGCTCCTGATCCGTGATGTCCGTCTTTTTGACCTCAACTCTGTCGGTGAAGAGCGCCACCTCAGTGACCCGGCCCAGTAGCTCCAAGGCACGCAGGCGGATGCGGGCATCCGGGTGCTCTACCTCTTCGAGGATCTTCGACACCGCGTAACCTCGAAGCTCCTTGGCCTGATTGACGAACTCCCAGTCATAGGCTGTGAGCATGCCGGTGAGGTGCCGCACCGCAGCGGGCGTCTTGAGCGCGAGAAGCGCTGCCTTCTGCTTGGGATCGGTGTCGGGCTTGACGAGCGCCTGGAACGCATTCTGCGCCAACGAGGAGGCTGCGGCGGCATCTGCCATGTCGGCAGTGGGCGCTCCCATAGACTCGAGCCAGTTTGCCGTCTCGTGCTGCGCGTTGATGAGCGCTTGCGGATCGGTTTTTTCCAACGGCACAGTGTCTGCAGTGCCGCAGACGGCGGGCTCGAAGTCAAGAAGGTGGTCCAGCATGTTGTCGCAGGGCTTGCGCCCGAGTTGGGCGCAGTGTACAGTCGGACTTGTCTCCTTGCAAGTTCTCTACTTGCTTTCTCCCTGAGGTAGCCGCAAGGCTCCTTTTAATGCCTCGGACACCCGAGGCATTTTTTTGTATGGTAGTGTCAAGAGTTGGACAGAAAAAGTCTGGGATTTTGTAGAAAATTTTGCTGCGGTTTGTAGAAGATGTGTTAGGGGTGTGTTTAGTACACATAAATAAGCTGGCGGGAATAGTTTTGTATTTTTTGTGTAGTATAGGGGTGGGAGAAAAATAAAGTACGGAACTGAAGTTTGAAAAATTTGTGTAGTGTGGTTGGGGATTCGTGTTCATACAACGACGCAGTACCTTGCTGCATACATGGCTCCCCCCGGGTACGGTGGGTTCCAGGCTACGGCAAAAGGGAAAGAAATACCCCCATATGGTATACTTTAGGTGTCGATTCGGTGGTCGAGTCGGCAAAGCGGACAATGATGTCCTTATTCACTTCAATGGAGTTTTGCTATGTCTAACGTCAATCAAGCCCTTGCTGCCATCGACGCATTCGTGCTCACCCTGAACACTGCGACGAAAGTGTTCAGACAGTCAATGATGGATGCGGGTTTCACCACCGCAGAAGACGCAAGGCCCGTCGTGATGCAGTGGATCAGCAAGAAGTACGGCATCGCCATCGTCGTGTCCACCAGCAACCGAAACAAGGGCCAGCAAGTGCTGGACCGTGACAGCGCTGCCTTCACCAAGGCAGACAAGGCATTCAAGCGTCTCATGGACGACCTGACCGGCGACGCCGATGCCCAGGTGTCAGCCAAGGCCGAGGGCGAGACTACCGATGCCAAGGAAGAGATCGAAGTCCCTGCCGATATCGCTGCGCTGGCTGCGCGACTTGTGAAGATGTGCAACGAGTACAAGGGTGCCAAGCGTCTGGCTTCCCAGGCTGTGGCCGAGGCCTTCGCGGCCAAGTAAACCAAAGAGGACCTCGTGTCCTCTTTCAACCAAGGAGAAAGACCATGCAAACCAACCTCATCCTCGCCGTGCGCGGTGTCATGCGTGACCGCGAGATCAAGCGCCTGCTCCCGCAGGCCAGCAACAAGACCGAGCCCGTCGTGCAGCGCAGGAACCCTGCGCGTGCTGCCCGCAAGGCGGCACGGAGGGCGCAGCCATGAGCAAGTCCTTCAAAGGCGAAGCCAAGGCGCAAGCCCGTGCCGTGCAGCAGCGCCGCGCTGCCCGTGCTGCGAAGCGCAATGCGAATGAGAACGCGAATGAGAACGATTCTCATTTCCGGGGTAAAAAAGACCTCGTGGACGCGAGTCCGCGTATTCGACGCTCTGACTAGCGCCTTGCCCCACCTAAGTGGTTGATTGGCCAGGGCTTTCTCTTATATATATAGATATAGATTACTTATATTTATATATGTATAGGGATGGGCACGTGCCTGTGTCCATGAGCCCGCCCGCCTTTTTCTTTTTTCCTCTTTCCCCTCGTCTGTGTGTTTGGATTTTGAAATTAAGGAATACCTGACCCTAGTTCACTACTTTACTATGGCGCGACAACCACTTACACTTGTGAAGGTGCCTGTCAGAGCAGCTACTACGTGGACGCAGCCGGTTTTTAGTGGACGCAAACTGTCAAGCGCTAGACAAAAAGGACGCTTTGTCCTCTTTCAACCCCCAGGAGAACGCCCATGTCACTGCCTTTTTACGACCGTGTTTCCCCTCGTTGCGCTCGATGTCAGCGGCGCAAGCACGTCAATAAATTCCTGAAATGGTACGAGGGGAACTTCATCCAACGCCCTTTCTGCGTGGAATGCGAGGCGAGTGAGCCCGAGCCTGCGCTTTATCGACCACCCCCTCCCCCCGCTGCGCCTATGCCGCCACCGTCCAAGCACCTACGACGCAAGGCGTGGGGTGCCACGCTGACCAAGTTGTCCGCAGCGCAGGCGTGGTGTGCCCAGACGCGCTGCGTCCAGACCCCACGCTCATCACCCGCATGGTGTGAGTTCCTCGATGTGTATTCGGCGCTGCTCCAGTCCATCCAGCGTCGGATCGAGGACATGCGCAAGTGGGGCAACCACTCGCAGCCGATGGACTATTTCTTTTCGCCCGAGACGCTGCGCCGTCTCATGGAGTTGTACGACGCGGCTGACCCGCAGAGGGAGTTGCCACACGGTCCCCCGCCGTTCTTGCCTGAGGTGGTGGGGTTGAGGAGGTTCGGATGACCGCTGACTATTACCAACGGTTCACACGCCTGGATGTGCAGGCCACCTGCCCGGGCTGTGGCACGACCCTGCGCTTGCATGAGTTCCGCAAGTGGTGGGGTAGCAAGCACTTGCTGCGCACGCTGTGCATCAGGTGTGAGCCTGAGCGTGCGCTTGAGGACATGACGCCCGAGGAGCGGACGCTGGCTGTGGACAATGAGCGTCCCTTCGCAACGCCTGCCCGGGTGAACCGGCTGAACAAGGCCGAGGTTGCACAAGAGAAACGCCGCCGGGTGATGGGGGCCAAGCGCAGGCACAGCGCTGCGCGGACGCAGGCGTGGGCACCGCTGATGCACCGGCTGAAGATGGACCTCGACTGGTGCCGCAAGGGCAAGCTGGCCCTGTACGTCACACCTGAGCGCTTGACTTTCTTCGAAGCGTACGAGGCGGCGCTGACTGATGCGGTCTTGGTAGCCAAGGACCTGCGAACGCGGGCCACGAGCACAACGCAGCTACCCCCGCTCACCAAGCTCCTCTACCCGGAGACGTGCCGTGCACTGGCTAGGCTGTACGCAGCATGCGTTAACTCTCGTGGCCGTGCGCTGTCGAGAGATCCGTTGTTCCTGCAGATTAACGAGGACATGGTGTCCTCATTGAAAGGAGAAAGCAATGGAGCCTGATGAGTTTGGTCTTGTGATTGTCTGCGTGGTAGCCGCGTTGCTACTGATGTTCGGGGTCATCTGACCCCATGAGGAGAGAGTGATGACTTGCAGTAACTGCAACACAACGCAGACCAATCAGTTCTGGCACCTGCGTGGGTACTACGGTATCAACGGGACGTTCTGCTCCAAGTGTTACGACCTTGTTGCACACGATCCTTATGGCAACCCGCAGAACCCACTAGCCTACGCCCGCATCAAGGATGCGCTCACTACCAAGGAAGGAGAATGCAAATGAGACTAGTACCTGTACCGCAGAGCCGCTTCTCAGCGGAGGTGTTTATCCCCATGTTCGGCCCCGGAGGCGCGTGGGAGTTAGGCCGATGCGTAGCCCCTGGCACGGGCACCGTCATGGGCGAGTGCGGTGCGTTCGTGCACGACGATGGCACGGGCTACGCTGATCTAGACGGCACTCCGTTCAAGGCGTATGTCTGCTGCCGCTGTGCTGAGCGCATTCTGAAGAGTAACTGATCCGGGGGAGGTTTCTCCCCCAACCGTGGGGGCTGCGGCCCAGCCCCGACCAGTGTCAACAAGGACAAGTCGTCCTCATTCAAAGGAGATTCACATGTTTGATCTGAACCAAATCCTGTCCGCTGCCCTGACCACTGCTGTTGCCGAGGCTATCAAGCCCCTGGTGGAGCGTATTGAGAAGTTGGAGTTCGTCAATGCCGACAGGCACGAGCGCCTTCGGGTGCTGGAGGGTGCGCTGACCGACCGTGTCGCTGCGTTGGAAAACAACCCCGCCATCGGCACGGACACCACGCTGGAGGCCCGGGTGGTGGCGCTGGAGACCAAGCTGACCGAGGCCAAGCTGTTCGAGCAGACCACCAACGTGCAGACCAACGTCACCCCTGCACAGATCGTAGAGGCCATGAACAACGCCGAGTGGCTGTGGGAGAAGGTCAACAACTACGTTGATGCTGGCATCGAGCGTGCCATCGACGACCACTGCTCCAGCTACGACCACGATGATTACGACAACGTGTACAACGAGTGGGGTGGTGAATCCGTAGACGACTTCGTCAAAGACGGCTACCTCGAAGACCAGATCGAGGAGAAGGTGAACGAGACGCTGCGTAACGCCACGTTCAGCATCCGCATCTAAGTTCCCCGGGGGAGAAATCTCCCCCATCACCAAAGAGGACATCCCCGTCCTCATTCAACTCCAGGAGAAAGCAATGAAGAAGTTCACACAAGCCAAGCAAGACGCCATCGCCAACGTGCACCGTGCCGCGCTGCGCGTCCGCATACTGGAGGCACCTGCCGTGCAGGCCATCCTGCAACTCTTCCCACGCAACGTCCGCAAGGATGTGCGGGTCAACTGCTCTGACTACAGCAACAGCGTCAGCTTCTCGCTGTACATGCGCGACCTCGACTCGCTCAAGTCTAAGCCCCTCCTGCGCGTGCTCGAAGCGTTCGTCTCCGACCCGGGCTGGGACTCCTCATCCAGCGACTACACCCACGACAAGCCCAACCGGGACTATCGGTTCACCAAGAAGCTGCCCATCCCGATGCCAGCTACCCCTGCGGCACGCTGGCTGGAGAAGAACGCTTACTTCTGGCACGACGACAAGACCACGCTGCCCGTGGAGATCAGCATCTTCATCAGCGCTTACGTAAAACAAGATTCCGACTCTTGTCGGATAGAAGTAGTTGAGAGGATTGAAGAGGTCGTGATCAAGGAAGTGAAGCGCATCGTCTGCGCCTGACTGCGTCAGGCGTGCCACCCGCCCCTTCGGGGGCTTTTCTTTTAGGAGTAATGCAATGACAACCAACAACCGACATTTCTTCGCCGCGTCCATTTGGGGGTGGAGGGTAGACACGGACATCGAAAAGCTGATCCGCAAGATGAAGAAGGAAGGGCACCCCTTCCACCTGTGGCTCGTGCCTGTCGGCATGGACACAGACTACGACATCGAGTTTTACAAGCCCAAGGTAGAGGGGGCTGTGTTCCTCACCACCATCCATCCCAAGACCAAGTAAGGAGTAATGCAATGACATACCAATCCCTCCCTCCCCTCAGCCTTGCGGAGGCTGACGCTGACCAAGAGGCGTACCGCCAGTGGAAGGCACTGGACGCGTACATCACCGATGGTCCCTGCCGTGAGTGGCACCTGTGCTGGGACGGCGACGTCGCTGAGCCCGTGCTCAAGGGCACCAAGGCCGCTACCTTCCGGGGCGAGGTGCACACCATCATCGGAGGCCGTGCGCCACTGCACTCCGGCAGCACAGGCCGGGTGTGGACAGAGGAGTACCGGGGAGAGTACTTCCCGTCCGTCTTCGACATGAAGTGGGTGAACACCCAAGAGTAACCAACAAGGAGAAACTAAATGCGTACAATCACAGTCAACGTCTACAAGGTTAACGAACTATCAGCCACAGCCAAAGAAAAAGCCCGCAATTGGTGGCGTGAGTGCATCGACTTCGATGGCACGGATGAGAAGCACAGCATCGACAAGTTCTGTGAGCACTTCGGAGTGCGCCTGAGCAACTGGAACGTAGGCCCGCACAGCCCCATCGAGTACCGGCACGACGCCAGCAACGAAAACTTCAGAGGGCTCAAGCTCAAGGACTTCAGCTACGACCACATGCCAACGGGGTACTACCTTGACTGCGATCTGTGGCAGACGTTCTACCTCGTGTTCAAGAACACAGGCAACGCCAAGCAGGCATTTGAAGAAGCGCTAGATGCTGGCTTCCGTGGCTGGCGAGAAGACATGGAGTACCGCCTGACCGACGCAGCGGTAGACGAGGATCTTGAGGCCAACGAGTACGAGTTCGATGAGAACGGCAGACGCGTCTGACTCTTCCCACATCCCTGGGAACGTGTACAATCCTTGACAACCGACGGGGCGGCGGTTCCGCCCCACATCAACTAGGAGAAACCAAATGGCTCATCAAATCGACACCACCTCCCTGAACCGCGCCAGCTACGCATCCACCCAGCGTGAGTGGCACGGGCTGGGTGAACTCATGCCCGTCGGGCAGGACGTGGAGGCCTGGGCAACAGCCGCAGGCATGGAGTACAAGGTACAGCG